CTGCACATCACAAGCGTCCATCATCTTGACAGAGTTCCACAGATCTATCACCGGGCATAAGCCTGATGTGGTGTATCCTCTGAAGGATGGATTGATCACCTACACGTACACCGACGACACGGTCTTTAACGACAATAAGCCGAGTCTAATCCCGTACATGTCCCCGCTCGTCCCCAATTGTTACGCTCCGGCTAACAACGCCAGCAATGCCGAACGCGCCGCTGTCGCGCGCGTGACGAGCTTAGCACAAGGACCGATCAAAGAGACGCCGTTCCTCTTACATGCCATGAAGGAGTTTGCAGACTTGTTCGCCACAGAACAGCTCCACCCTATGGATCATGACGAAGTGAGAGAACGCCAACCCAGGCCGGCACAACAATTGAAACTTGATCAGGCAGAAACTAGCGAACCTAAAGATAAAGTCGCTATGTTCGTCAAAAAGGAATCATATACAGAGCCAAAAGATCCCAGACCGATTTCTACCATTGACTCGGTGAGGAAACTAACTTACTCCTGTTATATATACGCAATCTCCGACCATCTGAAGACCATGCCGTGGTACGCATTCGGTAAATCCAATCCAGAAATAGCGTCGAGGGTCAGCGAGATTCTAGACCAAGCTTCAAGTGCCTGCAATTCAGATTTCAGCAGATTCGATGGCAGGGTGTCCAACGTGATCAGAACTTTAGAGAGAATAGTGTTACTCAAACTTTTCCCTAAACAGTATCACTCAGAGATCATCACCTTGCACAAGTCACAATACAATGTCACTGCGTGGACCAACTTTGGTTACAAGTATGAAACGTTGTTTGCTCGGCTTTCCGGATCACCTGAAACCGCTGCCTTTAATTCGATAGCCAATGCCTTCGTTGCTTTCCTGGCTTTCCGAATGACAAAAGAGGACGGCCTATTCATCACCCCCAAGACTGCCTACACTAGGCTAGGCATCTATGGTGGAGATGACGGACTAACTGCTGACATCAACGAGAGTGTCTACATAAAAGCAGCTTCGTCCGTAGGCCTGAAACTGACCGTGGACACTGTCAAGCGTGGGGATAGAGGCATCACCTTCCTCGCTCGAGCTTATTCACCAGACGTTTGGTATGGAGACGTCAACTCGATGTGCTCGTTAGCCAGACAATTGTCCAAGTTCCACGTCACAGTGAACCTTGCACCTAAGGTCACCCCCAGCATGAAACTGGTTGAGAAAGCCCGATCGTACTTTCTTAGCGACAGGAACACCCCTATCCTAGGTCCACTCTGCCAACTGATCGTTAACTTGGCAGAAGGTATGCAACCCACTAACTTCCTTGAGTCGTGGAACAGTATCAGGACCAAGGAGGCTCAGTATCCAAACGCTTTTGGCGCTTGGATGAATTATGAGAAAGAGATTGAGCTACCTGGATTCGATATGAACCGATTCCGCAAATATCTTAAAGGCTGCATGAACCTTGAAGACGTGCTCAACGCCCCGATCTGCATGGAATACACACCCCAACCCACTAAAGGTGTTATTACCAATTGCGATTCGGATTTGTATGCTAGCGTTAACGATGAAGAACCTATTGTGAACGATCAGGGAGTTGCTGCAGCGACTCCCATCGAATTTATTAAACCAAAATCAAAACGCAGACAAAACAAGCAAAATATGCCCAATCTCAAAGAAACGGAGCTCGATGGAGAGAGCACATGCGGCAGCGAAAGTAGTTATCAGGAGCATCAGGAAGGACCCGAGTTACCAGTCATTCGAACCAAGCTCTTGCACCCCAAAAACAAGCTTTTTGGAAAAGCTTTCTCGAGTGATGTCACTGGTGACGGGCCGAAGGAAACCTACGCCAGTGTGAAACACGCCCTCGAGGATACTCGCAGAGAAATCGAAGAAGTGAAGAACTCCTCAACTTTCTTTCAACGTCTGACGCATCCGCGCAGCCCTTGGGCAATGCTCGCGGCGCATCCTAGCTACCCTTTTATGGGCAACAAGGATCGCCAAGAAATAGAGCACCACTGGAGACCCAATGATGAGCTGCTCACCCA